GTTGGCTTTTCAGTATATGCAACAATTACACCATTTACTACTACCATTGTTCCAGAATATGCTGTAGATAAGCTCTTGACCCACTGTAGATTGGGCACATTCTGAAGAACTGTAATAACAACATTTGCAGGAGTATGCTGCGTAATAGATGTTAACATTGACATTGATTTTACAATACCAACTGAATGACCTTCCGGTGTTTCTACAGGACATACATAACCCCATGATGTACCATGAAGTTTGCGAGGTGCCAGTAGCTTACCCGACTTTTCTACTGGTGTCTGAATTCGACGAAGATGAGATAGTGTGGCAGAGTATGATAGGCGATTAAGAACTTGTGAAACGCCCATCTTTGTCGCATTAGACATAGAGGGTGCAGAAGTTCCAAGTCCTTGAACAGTAAAGTTTCCTGTTGCAAGTGCCTGCTTCAGCTTTCCTTCAATAGTAGAAACCTTCAAAATTTTATACAAGTTATTCACGTTAAGAATTTCAAGAGGACGTGCAGTTTCTCCCTTCTTCCATACATCATTATTTACCTCATGAACAAACTTACTACGAATATCCTTGCATACCTTTTGAAATAGCTGACGAAACAAATGAGTTAGAAGAGCACCAGTTGTTACTACTCTCTTATTTGGGTAGGCATCTCTGTCATCAACACTAATAACACCTTCCGAAGCGAGAATGAGACGCTTTACCATCCAAGATGTAAGGAGCATCTTGCGTGTGTTGAGAACCTCTGCTGATGACGTGTCACCTCCAAATTTTACATGAGGCAAATACTCTGTTTCTAAAAGACTGCGAACATATCCATGTTTATCTTCTGATGCGGTTCCATACTGCAAGTGGTGTGTTAGATATGTGATTGCATCTTCACGAGTGTAGACTTTTACATCAGCACACTCCTTAAATGTTGCACTCAAAAGTTCAATATATTCACCAGTAGGACAGATAAGTTGCGCAATTTCTTCATCGGATTCTACACCAAACGCGCGATACATAACACCCAATGGGATATCTTCGCGAAAGCGAGGGAGACACATTGTGAGTGGATATCCTAGTCCATTAAACTTGGAAGAAATACGTACTTCAAGTTTCTTTGGAGGAGTTGTAAATGATTCGTGAAGTGATTTCATCTCGGCGGAGAAATCGTATTTGGCAGATGTCTTTTTATTGTAGAAAATCATAATACGATTATCTGCCACTTTTTCTTGACATAGAATTGTTCTCTCAGAACCATGAATCAGAAAATAACCAAATGGGTCATATGGGCATTCTCCAATCTCATTTTTAGATAGCGGATAGTCATTCATAATACAAAGTGATGACCCAAGCATAACTGGAATCTTTCCAAGCGAAACTCCCTCAAATACTTTGACTTGCTCATCAAACTCTGAAAGAGTATCTCCCTTGTATGTGCGAGCGGTGAAACGAATATCACAAAACATTTGAGCAGCATATGTAAAGTTACGCGCACGTGCTTCCTGAGGAAACATAGGCTTGATACGGCCTGTTGCTTCCTGAATACGTGGCTTCATATATGTTACATTCTCAAATCCAAGCCGCAGTTCATACTTATATTTCTTTAGCTTTTCATCTTGCTCATGCCATACTACAATGGGAGCAGTTGATGCTACAATAAGTGGAATCTTATTGCGAACAAAGTCCTCAAAGGACTCAATTTGATGCTCTACGAGCTTAGGAATTCCTTGACTTTGAAAATAAGTTTCAATTGTTTCCCACTCCATAGTAGTTTTCTACGATGCATTCTTCGTAAATCTATTTATTCGTTTTTAACAATGGAGACTACATATAAAATTACCAAGATTGGTGAAGAACCAGTTAAGCCGGTTGAACTTCCTAAGCTTGACGGAGGTAAGAAAAAGAAGACGCTAAAGACATTTCCTCGTAGTATTTTAAAAACATCAAAAATTAAACCAGTATCCGACCCAGCAAGACATCCTCCTCTACGAAAAACTATGAAGAAACACACGATTCGTCTGTTGACTGATTCGGGTGTTTCTGCAAGAAGAAAAACAATTAAGAAAAAAGTTGATAAAATGTCTGATGAAGCAGTCAGACGTAAGGCTGTCTCTGCAGGAATTTCAAGTGGAAAGGGTCCAATCGAATTAATTCGCAAGAATGTAGAAGGCGGAATGTTTTCAGGTTTCATTTCTTCTTAGATAATAACTGGAAATGTCTAATATATGGGGACCAATGGGTTGGATGACATTGCATTCTATAGCTAGTAGTTATCCTGACGTTCCATCGCCTAGTGATAAAGCTATTCTGAATGAATATATGAATGCTTTTGCACTTACAATTCCGTGTCATATATGCAATCAACACTTCTCAGAGTTATTTGGAAAATATAAGCACGGTATCCCTACATGGGATAATAGTAAACGAGACCTATTTATTGCAATTTGCCGAATGCATAATAATGTGAATACTCGTCTAGATAAACCTCGAGCAAATACGCTTGCTCAAGCAATTGAATGGTTGGGAACTGCAACGAGTTATACTCCACAACGAGATTTCAAAAATAACTATATTTCTTATCTGTATGGTCAGTTTAAGTCAGGAAATTTTTCTCAGTTATCGAATGTTTCGAAGATGAAAAAGATTACCGAAGAGTATTGGAATATTCGCGAAGTATCATATTCTACTCTTAGTTTTGCAGAGGATGATATTTTATCATTCAGAAATGAACCTCTTGTGCGACGACCTATATTTTCCAAAATGTCACTTAAAACTGTTAGATTTAATCCGAGACCAAACTAACTGTCGTAAGTGAATATTCTGGATTCCATGGAAGAGAAATGCGTGGTTTCATTTCCCAGTCGTGGCGTTTCATCCACGGATTACGAGTTTCAGAATGTAGTTCATCTGGATACAAAATACGGCGCTTTGAACGACGAAGTGAACTAGATGGCATAATAAATTGAAGTTGACGATTCACATTGAAATTCAACTTCTTTTTACTAATTTTACTGCATTCGGAATACTTCAAAATATCACATACCAATGGCGCATCACTGTATGGATAAACCCAAAACCAATTAATAGGTTCACTATTCTTAAAATAACTCCATGTCCAATGAAATGTCTTCCAAAATGCTTCTACTACTGGTGACATATCCGATACTCCATCTAGGATATGAAGGCCGTATTTATACGAGAATAGGTTAGTATCTTTTCCAAGAATAGCCTTTTCTTCTGGTCGCTTTCTTAATCCAATTTTCTCTTTATAAAATTCTATTTCTTGCTTTGCAGCAAATTCTAGAAATATCCTCCTTCCCTCAGACGTTGTAAGGTCTGGATTCTTTGCATCTGAGTATGTTTGAAGTGCTCTATCGTATCCATCTTCACGAAGAGAAAACATCCCCAAATTTGGCATAAAGTCATTTCCAAAACAAAGAATACCAAGCGCCATGTATTGATCAATATCCATAGGCAGTTCACGAAGGAGTTTCCAGATTGACAATGTTGCAAATTCGGCATGTTTTAGTTTTGGGTCATTAAACTCAGCACTCTCACGTAGTAGCCACATGCTGTAAGGATTTGATAGTTTATGGTGTTGTAGAGCAATCAAGATTAAATCAGCATCCAGACCATAAATACATATACTACGTCGCTGAATATCCGGTAGTTTACGAAGTTCATATATAAGTTTATGCTCCCCTTCTCCATTTAATCCAGTCCCATTAATGATTGCATATGGAAATCGTCTTTTTAGTTCAACTTCTAGTTCACGCATATAAGGAGTATCTGGAGAGATTTGGTTACGGTCAAATGTTCCTTGCTCTTCTTTAATACGCATACGACGATAACGTTGTTGAACAATTTTTGCGTATGGAACGAGCCCGTCCATAGCAATGATAAGTTGTTTGGGTTTACAAATCTTTTCGACAATGTATTCTAGTGCTTCTAGAATAGATGAAATTGGCTCGTCATCTTTTAGATATCGATGAATGAGACAGTTGAAATCAATTACAAATACATCTACTTCCATAAGTAGATTTTTCTTGACGGCTTCTATAATGCCTTTGTGACTCTTTGAAAGACTTGCAAAATAAAACGGTATTCCCATTCTATGTGTTATCGCGATTGAGTGAAAACTCTTGGTATGAGACAAATGTATTGGATTGTAGCACTTCTGTTTTTGATAGGGGCTTTAGCATATGGATATTCTATTTCGAATCAGGTAAAAGTGACTACACCTGGTTGTAACTCTTGTCCCAAAAATACAGGAAATTCTCTTTAACATATAAATGCCATTATTGGCAGATGAAGATTTGCCACAAGGTGGTCGCCCTCGTAAATGGATTCAGGAAGTTGTTGGTCATATGAAAGAAGGCGCATTTACAAAGCAAGCTAAGCAGCATCATATGTCCACAGAAAGGTTTGCTAAGGAAGTGAAAAAACACCCCAAGAAGTTTACACTAAAAACTCGTCGCCGAGCTCAATTTTTCAGAAATATTCGAAGAAAAACCTTGCGTAAAAAGTAAAATGTACGCTAAACTCCTATTTCATGCGCTTCTTTTCTTTGTACTTGTTCCCGGTGTTCTTGTCAGCCTCCCACCCGGAGGTAGCAAGCTAGTTGTCGCGGGTGTTCACGCCATTGTATTTGCGGTCGTAAGCCACCTTGTTTGGCACCTAGTTTTCCCTCGCCGTTAAATATAAATGGACCTAATTAGTTCTCTTCTATCTGCGCTTCTTTTTGCAGCCTTTGTACCAGGTGTTCTTGTTAAGATTCCTTCGCATGGAAGCCCTGCTACTGTTTTAGTTGTTCATGCAGTTCTATTTGCCATTGTTACGACTCTTGTAATGCGCTTTTATTGGCACAACATCAAGGGTGTGGTTGAGCGGTATGGAAATTATGGAGCAACTTGCCCTAATGGACACGTTCTGGGAACAAATCAAGGCGGCAAACCCGACTGCGTACCTGTTGGGCGCGCTACATTTGACCCCGCAAGCAAGATGCCTCTAAATCCTCTTGGTACTAAGTAAATGTGGGTAAATATATTACTTAAAGCAGTTTTATTCATGATTCTTGTTCCAGGAGTACACTTAAGTATTCCTCCTAGAGCATCCCTACGAGAGCAAGCACTTATTCACGGTGTAGTTTTTGCGGTGGCGAACTATTTTGTATATCGTAATGTTCTTCCTCTAATGGAAAGATTTGATACGTTTCATCCAGATTCAAAAAAGGACACACCTTGTCCGCCTAATTCTGTTAAATGTCCTTCCGGAGATTGCAAACTAAAGAGTGATATTTACGGGTTATGCTGATATAACCCATAATGGATGACCTACTAGATACTTATTTGTTAATTGCAATTTTTGTAGGTCTGTTAGCAATAGGCATATGTATTTATGCTACCATAATCATCGATATTAGACGTACTAACAGTAACACTTACACTGAATTAGTTTAAAGAAAATTTAGTTATCACATATTGAACACTTGGCATGTGTAATTCAAAAATAAGTAAAACTTAAGACGAAGTAGGTGGACGTTTAAGATAAGATTCTTTTGCCTTTATCAAGGTTAACTGTATGTCCGCAAGACGCTTAATAGCTTCTTCTACAGAATTCTCAAATAAAAAACCATGATATGCTCTCACAAGCAGCGGTTCTATATTTTTTATTTCAGTTTTTGCATATGATATTAATCTTCCGTAGAAAACGTTGTGCATGGAATAATGTTAGATTATTTTTTACGTCGTAAGGTGATTGTACGTATACGGGTATGCAAGTGGGCTCCAAATAGTCCGGTTTAGTCCATTTCCATACATATAGTTATACGATGGTGTTTGAATACTAGGTGTGGTATCGAGCGAAGGCATATCAGAATAATTATCCTCTGGACTCAAAACTGGGCGCGGCACATAAGAGTTATCAGGAGAAATAAGCGGGGGCATATCTGCATAATCGTCATTCGATACAGCGCTGGGACTAAACTCAACAACAAGCTGGCGAGTATTAGTAAGACGCTCATCAATTGGCTTGGAGAAGTCTTGCTTACGCCGAGTATAATAATTAACATCTCCAAACAAGCGAATTATATTTGTACGAAAGTCTGGACTCTGAACAAGACTATGAATAGGAACTCGAGTTCCTGGAGTATACTCTGCTTGCAGAACGGTAGCGTCTGAAGGAGAATGTATATACTCAAACACTACAAACTTGCGTGAAATACCTGGATAACGTTCCATCGAGTAGAGAACATCGCGATACTTATTGTAATCCATATTTTGGAGGATATGTGCAAAACACTTCTGAACGTTTGTGTTGTCAATTGAAGGCTTGAAGATTGTTGTGAGCATTCTGTCGTATAATATGGTCATTTCATAGTATATATCTAATCCGTTTTTAAGGAAAGCCATTAAAAACGAATTTGTAATTGATAGGAATATGTATTATTCACCACAATGCAATCATTTTACAACATTCAAGACGACTACGATGTGGATGCAATCGAGATTGATTATCCTGAAGATGACGACTGGGATGATGAATATGAAGAGTATCTATTCTATCTTGACTGGCTAGAGCAGTCTTGGGATTGAAAACGGATTTTATAAGTCCAATATTTTAACATAAAAAGCTAAAATGCCTTCAAAATACTACAATCATGAGACATGGCCTTCACCAGTTGCAAAAATCGTTGTAAAAAATCTCGGTCTTGATGTTCTACCAGGTGGAATAAAGATTAAGAGAATTACTCATGACCAAGCACTTGATATCCTGACAAAGCGGGCTAACAAAAATAGAGTTGAAGAGTTTCTTTCTATGAAAAGAGAAAACGCGTGGATAGCAATTGGTGCAACATTCAATCCACTTTACAAAAAAGATAGAAAATACTACTAAACACTTCTAATAAACTCCCATTTCAGATATTCACAAATTTTTTTCCAGATAATATCGTGTGCTATTAATCGGTCGCGGCTTTTTAAGAGAGGAAAGTATATTTTATACTCATCTAATTCTAGAAGTTCAAAGAACTTATATAAAATGTACGAATAAGAAAGAAAGTTGGTACGGTCATTAGGGCAATACAGCAAAAAAGGTGCCTGTATTTCCTGGAACATGGCTCGTATTTTTTCTTCGATTTCCGGCGTAATTGTCGGAGGCGGATTCCCATTGAGTCTAGAGAGGATGTGGGTTGCGTGCTCATAATACTTAGAACGGTTTAGCTTCTTTAAAATCTCTCTCATTCCAATCTCATTTAACTCTGCAATATTTTGAATACGACGTTTCTTAATTTCACATATTACTTCATGCATTACGTCATCAGGAATAATAGTACTTTCTTTTGCTTGAAATTGATTTAGAATTTCATTCAAGTGGTTAATCTTCTTATAAGCATAATTATTGCGTTCCTTCGGTGGGTC